GCAGGCACTTGAAAGTGCCCCTTACGGGCTCAATGCCGTCAGGTTTTTTTGTAGAGAAAACATATGATCCATCAGGTCTAGTCTTTTGAAGCTGCTGAGCGAGCATATTGCGATTGACAACAGACTAGTCCGCAGTCCTCGTGTCATATACATACACATACCCTGCCGATTGTAACTGTGCAGCACTCATAGGCATTTCAGCATTATTACCTATAATACTACCGGTGGTCATTGTTCCTGGCTCCTCAGCCTCTTCAGCATCCCTGAGCATTTCCTCTACAGCTACGTTATTCTGTGCCATTATGTATTCCTCTGCTTCCTGAACATGGGGCCGAAGGTGCTCGAACCCCTCTTCCATAAGTTCCGTTCCTCGATGTTGTCCCAGAAGATCTTGTTCCAGTTCTTCGGGCGCACCTCCGTTTTCGTTGGGGGCATGTTGTTCATGTCCCTTGCCAACTGGAGTGCCTCCTCTACCGTGTACAGGGCTTCTCCTCCGCCCTTTCCGTCTGGCACTCCGCATATTAACTGAAATTCCTCCCCAAACAAACGGGCGTCGCCGATGTCCCGGTTTAGCTTGACCCTTCGATCATTCCGTATCACCGTAATTACCTGGTAGCGGCGCACACCTTTAGAATCAGGAGCCGGTCGGTTAAACTCTGCGAGATACCAACACGGCTCATGACTCCATATATCTGTTGTGGCCAGCTCAATGATCGCAGCCACTAAGCCTCCTACTCAGTCCAGTCTCTGTTGGCCTCGATTGCTACATAGTCAAGCCACGCATACTCAATGGCAGCAGTTTTTGCTTCTACCATCGCAATAACAGCAAGTTCAGCAGTAGTTGATACGGCACCTGTTACTGTCTGTTTAAGAACGCCATTGATGTACCAGCGCGCCGTCCCATTAGGAGCCACTTCCAATCTCAAAACATCATATTCAGCAGCAACGGCATCAACGTCAGCGTCTATTTCCCGAGAATCGGTTTCCCCAGTAGTTGTTCCACCTTTATAAACCATGTGCCAGTCTTCATCGTCCGTTAGTTCAGAAGACAATAGAAAGCCGCAAAGGTTACTAGCCGTTAACGTGACTGTAACTGTCTCAGCGTGAATGGTCGAACCCTGCAAGTTCTCAGCGTCCTCGTTTTCATCAGTTAAACCGAAGTAAAATTCCTTGGTATCGAGATCAGGAAACTGAACTCTGCACTCAATATTTATAGGAGCCATCTTTCCGACCACAAATGATTGTGATGTTGCAATACCACAGGCATGGTCAGCTTCGTCAGTCGTGGTCAGGATACCAACACCATTATTTGCGTCGGTCTCACCAACGGTAATCCCTGAGTCAGTCTCGGCAATACCCTGCCCTAAAACTCTGAGTCCTGACCCACCAAAGGACCGAGTAGCCGCTGTTGCAGCGACAATGTCCTCGCCTGCAAGGAAGTCCTCAAAAATATTTATTCTTCCATATCCAGTTTGTGCCATGTCTATTTATCCTTCCTGAAGCTGTAGCTCCAGTTTCCTTATACGCTGCCTGTAGGGAGCGACTACTTCACTTATATTATTAGTCTTTCGGGGGATACAGGCCAGGTTGTCTAACCTGTTGTCCCCCATATCACCGTTCATATTGTGGATAATCCATCCTTTCGGAATGGGGCCACGCCTTTGAGTCCATGCCTCACGCCGGGGATTCAATTAACTGGTAGGTGCCGTTGCGTCTGCCTGCACCTCAAAAAGCCAGTTCCCCGCAGACCTTTCGCCATAGGCGTACTCGTCATAATGGTAGAGTGCGGTTGCACCGCCGCCGAGTTCAGGCATACGCTTGGTCTCGACATAGGGGCTTCTGCCCTCCACTAAGATCAAAGCCATCTGGCTAAAGACACCGTTCTTGGTCAAGGTTGTCGTGACGATTGGAATATTACCATCTTCATAAATTCTGGCCCCGGCAATCATTCCTCGATATCGGTTCTGATATGCCTCTGCCGCAATCCCTACCGTCAAACCAGTACCCTCACCTGCCGTCACATTAACTCCCGCAGCTATCAGCTCATCATCAATATCCTTAAGTGGAAAACCGTGAAAGACAGCGTTTATCGGCGCACTAGCCGGTGCAGGCTCCGTTGTATTAGATGTAATCTGGTATGCCGCAGCAGCAATCTCGCCGCTGGTCAAAGCATTATCACTTCCTATTACAGTAGTAGCACCATCAATCGCAGTTATACCATCTTCGTCTTTCTTCCGCTCTATTGCGTTCTGTGCCAGTGAGCCCGTCTGGGCAAAGGCATTTGCGCTGATCCTGATTGCCACCCTGTCCAGTATCACGGTGTGAACACCTATCACGGTCGGGGTGATCGAGAGGAGCGTGTCGCTCATCTGTTGTGGGTTGTCCAGTTCCGTGGACTCAGTAACAGCCTGAGCTGACAACTTCGCCATCGAAACCTCGTTCCAGACAGTGCCTGTGTTCTCATCGAGCCTGTGTCTGTCTACCAGGTTGGGCATGACACCCGTGAACTCTCTAACTATTCTTGCCGCAGCTATCATAGTCGGTATACTGTCGGCAAGAGAATCAGTAATAGTATTTCCTACTGCCATTTCTCTCTCCTCCTAAGACTAGAAGCGCCGTCCCTGATTTCGCATCATTTCAGCGCCTTTAAGTATTTCTTCTCTCGTCACGCTAACGTCAGGGTTTCCAAGCCTGCCCATGAGAGTACTGTTAGTCATAGAAGAGGGAGCCCCCGACCCGGAATCCAGGTCGTTTATACCGGCGTCTTCGAGGGCCTTTCTGACCCTTTCCACTGCCTGGCTTTCAGCCTGCTCCTCCACCTGTCTTCGCATTGTACGCTCATATTGTCGAAGGACCTGACTATACAGGGCATACGCCTCGTATATTCCCGCCATATCCTTGTTCTGGTAAGCCTGTGACCACTTATCGCGAAATTCCCCAAGCTCCTCCGAGGTTTCCAGGTTGAGCCCGGCCTCCTGTACTCCAGCCATGATCTCATCGGTCATGCTGCCTATAGTCCTGGCAAAGGAGTCAGTCGAGCGGCGTTGCTGTGTCTCGGTTTCGAGTCTTTGCAGATCCTCCGTAAAGGCACTCTCGTCAGGATGATCCTGGTGGCGGATCTGCACCTTGACCAGATCGGTCAACATGCCTATGCCGTCTGCAACATCATCCATCTTGGCGGTATCCGCCTGGAGTCGCCTGTACCTCCCGTCCATCGTCTTGATCTGCTGCTCTTGCTTGGCGTTAGTCGCCTGGAGTTCGGCTACCTGTTTCTGGAGCGCCTCGAGGTCGGACAGGGGTTCGGGTTCGGCCTGTGGTGCGGGTGTCTGCGTTGCAGGTGCCGCATCAACACCGTTAACCCGTCCCTCCGAGGAGGAGACTGCTGCTTCAACGGAACCAGGGTTATTCATCCCTGGAAGGCCGTTCTCTGTTGTCATGCGATTTCCTCTACTTTCTGGGGCTACCTGTCGGAGTCACCCGTAAAAAGATCGCACCATCAAGGCAAGGCTACCAAATATACCTAGAATATGTCAATATCTTGATATCCCTATATCATGGTGCAGACAGTGGCACGCCTCGCTTTCCTGTATATCCTACTTGTTTCTGCAACTCAATATAGGTCTCCGGGTCTACCCTTCCCATATATACAAGCATAAGAAGCAGTTCAGGTTTAGACTCTCTCTCATTCCTTTTGAATTCGCTCGCTATCGCTGCAGCTTCTGCCACACCAACGGTGTTGCGCTTATAAGTTTTTGAGAAGAGGGTATTTTTCCACTTCTTATATTCCTCCCCCAGACCGGCGCTCTCAAATGCCACCCTTTCCAGATCAAAGTAATAGCCATACTTTTTCTTGAGCTCCTCAACGCGTCTGAAATATGGATTAGTCGAGGACCCTCCCGTGTTCTCTTCAATATGAAGAATCTGTTCCGGTGTCCAGCCTGCCTTTAATTCCCTGATTTTTTTGTCCAGAATATCCCAGTCCACAATACCTGTCTCTAAATCGTTTCTTTCATATATTTCAGGATCGTCGAAGAGTCCATAAAACTGTTCTCGTGCCTTTTCATTAGGCCCTTTTGCTTTTCGAGGCGAGACTGTCTTCTCATACACTTGGAATCTGACACGGTTCTTTATGATTTCCTTCTTCTTTTCCGCATTCCAGGTATTATAGGCTTCTCGAAAGGTCATAGTTCCATTGAC